CTTGGTATCGTATTTCATACCACATATACTGGTGGTCCTACACTCAGAGATATGAAACCTGGGTTTGGTGTTGATACAAAAAGAATGCAGGCAACACCCAACGTTGCAGTGTTTAGTTCAGACTTTACAGATGCTACAGATGCATCTAGGTTTAATGCTGCAGAGAGAGGTAAGTATGATCTGCTAGTCAACCGTGCTGAAGGTTCTCTCAAGCAAGCATCTAGATTCTTGGACATCCTACAGGATCAAGGAGAGGGTAAGTTTATGCTCTCTGCTATGTTCAAAATTTATTTCAACTCATTCATTCGTACTGGTAAACCTATTGTCAATGCACAGAAAGTTGCAGCAGGATTTGCTGCATTCTATTCAGCAGCACTAGACAAAGAGATCCAGTCTAAGAAACAAGAAGCAACCAAGAAAAAATATCAGACCATCAAAGCAAATGGTTTGAAGTTCTTGAAATCAAATTCACGTGCTGTGTATATGACTGTCGCATCCTATATGAATTTGATCGCTGCTAAGACTGTAGTTGTCAAACAACTAGGAAAGGTTCAAGACATCGGTACATATATTAAGACACCCAATGGTTACAGAGTCACTGCACCAGAGGGTTTTGTAGCGATCAAGTCAGGTTCTGCCCTCAAACTTGTCGATCGTTTGGAGTTCTCTAGAGCGAACTTCACAGTAGAAAAAAATTGGGGGTGATAAATAGATATGGAAAACACCAGTATATCAATGAAGTTCAGTCAGTTTATAACTGAAGCACGCACCGCTGCAGGTGAGGTTGCTGCTAAGAGAGGTCTCCAACACGCAGGTCACGGTTACTATGCCGATAGGCAGGGTAACATCGTTGCTAAGTCTGAAGGAGGCAATCGTCTGGTGCCTGTCGATGGTAAAGAGGCAGAACAAGCACAGATGAACTCCAATCAAGGAGCAGCAGAAGACGAGCATATCAATAGTGGTGAAGGTCTGGGTACTATTGCTCTAACCTTTGGACGTTTTAATCCTCCTACTGTTGGTCACGAGAAACTACTGAACACTGTATCTGAACAGGGTGCTGACAACTATAGAATCTATCCATCACGTACTGTGGATCCTAAAAAGAACCCACTAGAACCTGATGTTAAGATTGATTTTATGACAAAGATGTTCCCTAATCACGCTGACGCTATCGTCAACGATGGTGATATGTCTAACATCTTCAATGTACTTTCCAACCTCAATCAGGAAGGTTACTCAGGTGTAACAATGGTTGTTGGTTCTGACAGAGTATCAGAATTCAAGTCATTGCTTGAGAAATATAATGGTCAGGCATATGAATTTGAAGAACTCAATGTGATCAGTGCAGGAGAAAGAGATCCTGATGCTGAAGGTGTAGAAGGTATGAGTGCATCCAAGTTGCGAGCAATGGCAGCGGCGGGTGACTTAGAAGGTTTTGCCCAAGGTGTCCCTGGTGGTGACATCAAACTTGCTGAACAACTAATGATGGAAGTTCGTGCAGGTATGGGTATCGTTGAACAGGAACAGGAAGAGGTTGCTGAACTTTGGGACATCGCTCCTAAACTTGACGCAGAGAATCTTCGTGAAGCGTTCTTCGAAGATAAAGTATTCCCTATGGGTTGTATTGTCGAACACCTAGACACAGGTATTAGAGGTACAGTCATTAGGAGAGGAACTAATTATGTAATCTTTGAAACACCAGAGCATTTCAAATTCAATGTCTGGTTAACTTCTATTATGGAAGTAAAAGAACTGCATAAGTCAGCAGACGATGGCAGTGGAAATACCTGGAAGGTCGGCACTGATACATATAGACACGCAGTTCAAGCGATGACACCTGGACAGTTGGTCAAAAAGTTCAGTGACTTCAGAAAAACAGGGTCAACTAAATAGTATTACGCAAATTTTCGACAGATGGATTTAGAAACTACTTCGAAACTTCTGAAGTATTCACCTTCGGACGTACAATCAGTTACCTACGTTATTGAATACGCAGAGCATAACTTCACTGGTGAAGCACGCTATGCTTATCTTGAGGAGCGTCTTGTCACTCCAACAGAGAAGGCAATCGCTGAAGTTATCATCGAAGGTAAGAAAGGTTTATGGGATAACATTCACGCTAAGAGAAAGCGTGGAGAAGCACCTGCAAAGAAAGGTGATAAGGATTATCCTAAGACACTCAACGTTGAGCATCACGAGAAGGATGCTGACGGTAAAGTTATTGAGCACGATGTCGAAGATGATGTCACCGAAGGTAGTGCCTATGGTATCTACAAAGGTGATGGTGTAGATAAGATTAGAGCACCTCGTAAACAGAAAGGTGCGATGGCATATGATGGTCCTAACAAGGCAGCATCTGAAGCACGCGATAGAATCCTTGCCAAGACAAAGGCAAAGCGTGCAAAGATCAAGGAGGAAACTTCTAATGCAGCAACACTGAACAACAAACCAAGTGCTGCATCTCCTAAAATTGATACACCTAAGGAAAAGCAGTCAACCGTTGATCCTCAATGCGAGAATCAAAGAACAATCAAAGCAAAAGGTTCGACTCCTAAGACTCAGGTTGAAGAAGGACTTAAAAAGGCACGTGAGAACGTCGGCGCTAGTAAGTGTTGGGACGGTTACGTTGCCAAAGGTACCAAGAAAAAGAACGGTAAGGACGTTCCTAACTGTGTACCCGCTAATGAGGAATGGGTATGGGATGTTGTAGACGAACTCGGTGAAGAGTTTGACATCCTTACAGATCAGGATCTACAAGATGTTGTTGTAGAGGCACTGTTAGATTTCGAGACAGAAGAGTATCTAACTGAAGCACTTGACATCTTGGATGGATTCGAACTACTTGTTGAATCAGATAAGTATTACGATTCTGCAGTCAAATCATCTAAGGATGCTGCATCACGCATCAATAGAGGTAAGAGAGCAGAGCGTTTGAAAGGCGCTGCATCTAAAGCAGGTTCTATCGTCAAGAAAGGACTTGGAATGGCAGGACGTGCTGCTAAAGCAGGTGCCAAAGCAGGTGCTAAAGGTGCAGTTCGTGGTGCAGGTTATGCATCAGGTCTTGCACAACGTGCAGCATCTTCTGCTAAGAGAGAATTCTCTCAAGGCAGAGAGCGTGGACTTGGTGGTTCATCAGGTGGTTCATCATCAGGTGGTGGATCCTCTTCCTCAAACAATAGACCAGTACAAACTTCAGGTAAAATCGATCGCAGACCTCAGTCTGGTGGCGGTTCTGCTCCTCAAAAGAAAGCAGGTCCAGGTCTTCTCAGTCGTGCTGCAGGTGCAGTCGGCAGAGGACTTAGAAAGGCAGTCGGAGCAGGTGCTAAGGCAGCAGGTAAAGTGGCAGTCGGTGGAGCAAAACTTGCAGGTAAGGCAGCAGTTGGTACTGCAAAGGTCGCAGGTAAGACTGCGGTCGGTGCCGCCAAACTTGGTGGTAAGGCAGTAGCAGGTACCGCTAAAGTTGCAGGTAAAACTGCAGTTGGTGGTGCTAAACTTGCAGGCAAAGCGGTTGGTAAAACTGCACAGGCAGCAGGTTCTGTCGCTAAGGCAGGTGGTAAAGCAGCAGTAGGCACTGCTAAGGCAGCAGGTTCTGCTGTCAAGAAGACAGGTGCCGCTGTTGGTGGTGCTGTTAAGAAGACTGGTCAAGCAGCGGGTAATCTTGGTAAAAAAGTTATTGGTAAAACCTCAAGAGCAATCTCTAAAGGGTCTGATAAATTAGCAAGAAAACTCGGAGAAGAACAAATGCACGAATCAAGAGTAGACAAGGTAAGACGCCTTGCACTAGCACAAGAAACTTTCGAACACGACATCGCACAGGCACGCAATCCTGATGCTGATTCTTGGAGAGAGCGTCTTGCATACAGCAAGTACATTGCTGAACAACCAACCCCAGAGCAGTTGAAAAAGCGTGAAGTTCTAAAACAAACTAAGGACCTCACCAACAAAGGAAAGCACAAGGAAGCATCTGAATTATTCAAGAAGAACTTCCCGAACTTTGGTAAATAGTATGGGCAAAAAAACAAAAATTATTATCAACCCTAAGAAGGAAGATCTAATGAAGGAATCCATCCGCGCACTTCTTCAGGCAGAACTCTCTGACCTGAAAGAAGCATCTAAAAAGAAACTTGACGCTGTAGGTAAGGAAGACAAGGACATCGACAACGACGGTGACCACGATAAGTCTGACAAGTACCTGATCAATCGCAGAAAAACTGTTGCGAAAGCGATGGGAAAGAAAACCCATCTATGTGCTAAGTATGTTGAGCACGCTGAGTATGGTTTGTGCTATACAATTCCTGAGGCACATACCTTGGTAGAGATGGCAGAACCTGATGAGTTCGGTCACACTCACGAGGTTACTCATTACGACATCGTAGATGAGGCAGAACAAATGTACAGTCAAGTTCCTGCTAGTGAACTCGATCTCGTTATTGTTGAATCGCACAAGCACTAATGAAATCTTTCGGAGAATACCTTAACGAATTGAATCGGTACGAGAAAGAAACTGGTAAGTCCACTGGCAAAGTTTCTGGTCGTACTGGTATCAATACTCCTGCCGCAGGCACACCTACTCAAAAAGGTGGTGCAGGTAAGAACTCTGCTGTTGCTAGTGTCAAGCGGATGGTACGCAGTATGCAGGGTGGCAAAGAGGTTGGTCAGATCAAGAAGAAGAAAGGTGCTAAGTCAGATGTAGGTACTAACAAGTACGGAAAGATGGCATCGCATCGTGCAAAGGTCAAGGCACA